GGGTAAATGTCGGTGTCGTATGCTGCAAAAGTCCAAGAGATGTTCTGTTCAACCATGTTTGTCTTTGCAATCAAGCTGCTGGAGTAGTTGGTTTGTTTCCATCCCCATATTGAGCCTGATGGAGCTATTTGTTTTCCGGTGATTATATTAAATGGAACTTTCGGAAGCATTTGTTGAATAGAAAACGGAAGTTGCCATACTGATGCAAATGTTGCTGGCGTATAAACAGGCGGGATTCCTTGAGGCACTTGAGGAAGTCCAAGCGATCCCGAAAATGAAGCAACACGGCTAAGGCTAATTCTAGCAAATGGGAACGAATCTTCACCTCGGGATAGCTTTTCCCATATTTTTCTACCAACAGGTTTATCGTCCCAATATGTGATGCGTTCACCGTTCTCAACAATTCCGGTGAGTTTCTTTCCAGATTTGACAGCATCTTCAATGGCTAGTTTGTAGCCTGCTGGGTTTCCTGATTTCTCAGCTTCTTGGACAACCGCAGGCAAAGCAAAAAGCGAAATGTCTACGTAATCGGTTCTGAACTCGTAGCGTATATCGGGATCCTCTTGTCCAGCCACCGGAATATATGACGTTCCTAACGGATCATTTGCATCAATGTAATTTGGGCCTGAGAAAATAACTGTTGCTGATGCGTATGGCCCATTTTCAACGGTTGTGTATTTTGCTCCAACTCTCGACCATCCATATGTGGCATCTCTAATTGCATCCTTTGTGCCGCGATATTCAAATGTCCACGCCGGTGCTGTGCCGGATCCAGATTGATCGAACCGGCGGCTGACCTCGATGTAGCCTGGAAAGGCCGACAGCTCGGTTGATTGGTGGATTGTTGCCATGTTATTCGGAAACGGCTTCGGCCGTCTTCTTGGTGTTCGCGGCGATGTCTCGGATATCCATTGCCTGCGTTCTTACATTACCGAAATATTTATCCATATTAGACTGGAAAGCAGTAAAGCCGCCAGTTCTGGCAAGCTGGTCTCCGGTAGATGCCGAAACTGCCACCGTTTTAAAGGTCGTCTGTTGTTCCAGAATCTGGGTTTTCTTCCGTAGTTCTTCGCGCCGTTGCCGCTCGACCCTCTTGTCTTCTGCCTCGGCGTCCATTTCATCCAGTGCCGTTCTCCTCGATTGGGAGAACTGCTGGAACCAGTTTTCAATCTGAAAGCCAGCGCGGCCTGGGTCGAACATAGCCCCAAAAAATCCTTGGATGCCGGCGCCCAGGGCGTCCAGTTGTCGCAGGAGAGGTGCTCCTAGGTCGGCGATTAGTGTTCCGATACCGACCTCAAGGCCCTTCTTCATCGTGTCGACGCGGTCGTTGAACTCGTCCAAAGAGGCCACGACTTCGTTTGACATGACCAGGCCAAGGTTTCGGGCTTGTTCAGCCGCCTTGCCTAGCCCTTCAGACATTGCAGGGATCAGTGATCCAGCTCCTTTGCCGGCCAATTCACGGAAAGGCCCGACCAGCTTTTGCGGATCAATTCCTGATTCAAAGCCTTTGCCTAGAACTTGGAAGAGTCCTTCGCCGCCGAGTTCTTTGATCTGCTGCATCGACACGCCCATGGCTGTAAAGTTGTCGATAGTAGCTTGGTCGCCGGCTAAGGCCTTCATTCTGGCGATTGAGATCTTTTCGACAGCTCCGGCCACGTCCTCAAGGCTGCCTCCTGATTGCTCCGCGGCATACTGCATCTCCTGGAGAAACTCGACAGACACACCGAGGCGGGTTGAGAGGTCGTTGAGCTTTCCGGCGGTCTCGATGGCCTTGCTTCCGAACTCCACTAATTTGTTGACGGCGAACATTCCGGCCAGGGCGCCAGAGATCTCCCGGCCTACGCCCTTGGCCATCGACTGAGATTTCTTAAGGCCGGTCTCAAAGGCTGTTCCGTCAAGGCCGAGTTTTGCGATTAGTGAGAAGATGGCCATGATGTTAGTTTTTTTGCGCTTCTTGCTGCTTTATCCAGCGCCATAGGGCCTCGTCCTTTGGGCTCCACAGCTCGACGTCGCCATGAGTCTCGGCTCTGGCCAGGACAAGGCGCTCGGCGTCACCGATAGGCATGGCCAGCACAGTGTCTTCCTGAAGCCCGATCTCTAGGCAGCAGGCCAGCATTCGCTCGGGCCACGGCATTGCGAGCTGCCTCAAGGCGCCTGGCTTGCTCAGGATCTCTGGGGCGGTCGACTGCTCGGCCATCCACTCGTTCCACTTGTCCAGCTCGGCCTCGAACGAGAGGCGCTTCACCTTCCAGGTCCAGGCCTTGAGGGCTAGGTTTCGGAATAGTGAATACATGACAGCCATCGACTCCTTGATCGGCTGAGAGCACACCAGCACCGCGGTCATAAGATCAGCGCGGCCTACATCACCACCGACAACCAGAGGTGAACCGATGCGATGGAGCACCAGGGAATGCCCCACCGAATATGGTACCAGCCGGAGCCCCATTACAATCGGACAGGGCTTCGAAGTAGCGGTCAGGATGGCGGCCAGTTGGCTCACAGGGTGGTCGCGGCGCCGGTGACGGTGATGTTGGTGTAGCGCTTGAGCGTGATCGTTCCGGTGGCCTTGCCAGTCTGGGTTGTCTTGATGGAACCACCGCCGGCGTAGATCCAACGGTTGCCGGTGGCGGCATTGATGGCGTCGACGTATCCGCCGACCTCAATCACCGGGGCGCCAGTGATCACGCAAGTGCCATTCACATCAGGCAATGCGGCAGACAACAGTGCGTTGGCCACGCTGGTCGTGTTGGCAGGGATGAAATTGACGGTCAGCGTCAGCCGGTTGTTGTAGCCGATGTGGCCGACAACCTCGCCGGAGCTGTTCCGAACCTCTTCGGTGTCGGCCTCGTGCGTGATGTCGTACGACTCCATATCGGGCGAGACGTACCCAGTGACGACAAGGGCGCCCGCGGCGTCGTAGAGTGCCAGGGTGGCCGGTGAACCGAAAATGTATTTGCTGCCTAGAGTGTTAGCCATGTGTGGTTTGGGTTAGATGGTTGCCGAACAGTAAAGAGTGAAGGTCCTAGTGAACGTCCTGGACCGATTAGAGATTGATGAGCCACCAAAGTCCAGAGGGGCGGCGAATTGCGCCGTAAACGGGCCGCTGGCGTCGTTTGATGGCGCGTTGAGAGCAGATGCCCCGGTGTCGTCGAACAGCGGCAGGATCAGGTTGTCGAGCACCTGGACGGTGGTCAGCACAGCAGCCTCGTCGGTGTCATCGGCGGAGAGCTGAAGCTCGACAGCGATCTCGACCTCACAGGTTAAGTCGGTGCGCTGCATTGGCCTGGCTGAGTTGGTCGAGACAACCAGCCTCGGGAAGTTGGGCATGACGTCCTGGTCGTCGGGGTCGTCGTACAGGCCGCGGCTGTAGGACGTCAGGCAGGTGGGTGTGCCGGCACCGGAGGCCGACCAGTTGGCTGCCGCCAGGTAGTCGGCGACTGCAAGTTCTGCTCTTAGGGCGACGGCGTTCATTTAATTGAAATCCCGTTGTCTTCGAGAACCTTACCATTAGCAAGGAGGGCCTCGGTCATGTGATTGACCATCTCAGTCGTCTCGTCGTCGAAAGCCTTCTGCATGGCCGTGTTATAGATGCCGGCCACCCGGTTGTACTGGCTGTCGGCCACACCGGCGGTCATCACCACCGAGGCTGTCGGATTGAATCCTGGGACGGCCTGGATGCCCCGGGCCTTGGTCCCTTTGTGCGTGGCGACGTTCTCCTGGGGAAGGCCGTACTGGTTGGCCAGTGAGACCAGAGCGGCGTTGGTCTGCTTCGGCGCCTTGTAGCCGGGAGGTTTCGACAGCGGCTTCCATTTCGGGCTTTGGAACTGGCTGAAGCCCTTGTTGTAGACTCGGATCATCTTCACCACACCGGAGCGTAGATATCCGACCGACCCGATGGCCTTCCGCATCAGGGCTGAGGCTGCTGCCTTCATCTCTTCGCCATAGAGGCCGCGGCGACCTCCCTTGGCTTCTTTCGACTGAGCGATGAGGTGCACCCGGCGAAGGATGCGGGACTTGCCGACCCGCTTGCCCGTCTTCTTAGACTTACGGTTGATGTCACCGACAGGCGTCCCCAGGTAGTCGGCGATCCTTCGGCGCTCCTGGCCCGGGCTCTTAGGCGGCACCAGGACGAACAGCCGGACCATCAGGTAGAAGAACCGGCTGTTGATGGCCTTGTGAAGGTCGCGCGAGGTGCTCAACAGATACTGCTTCATGGCAGCGTCGAACTTACTCGAGTCGACCGTCATGTTAACAACGGGTCTCACTTGGTCTTGGCCCCCAGCTCGAGGGTGTAGTAGGCGCCGGAGGCGTCCACACGGCAGGACAGGATGCGGAGGGTGCGTCCCTGGTAGACTAGAGTCCTGCCGACCACCGGCCGAGGCTTGCAGAAGGTCAGGGCGATGCGGTCGCTGTTCTCCTGAAGGATGAACAGGCCGTCCTCCTTGAGCAGCCGGGAAAAGGTCGTGCCCTGGTCGAGCGTGTAGAGCGTCGAGTCCATCGAGACCAGGGTACTGTCGCAGGTCTTCCAGTCGCTAAACATGACCAGGATCCTCGATGTCACGTTGTCCTGGAACCCACCGGAGATGGGTACGTTGGCATCGTTGACGGCAGCCGGGATGCATCGGATCGACGTGCCTTCCCAGATAAACATCGGCGCCCCCAGCATCTGCTGGAGCACCGCCATGCCCTGCTGGAGACTCGAGCCGATAATGGTCATCAGGTGGTGAAGTAAGTGCCGGACACTATCAACCGGCTGGTGGCCTGGAGATGGGCGGCCAGGCTAGTGGCAGCTCCTGTCTCGAAATGCGACAGCTCGAGGTAGCTGGTGCCGGCGATTAGCCTGGCGATGATTGCAGTCTTGGCCTGGTTGGTGGCATTGGTCAGCCACACCGCGGCGGCGGCCTCGTAGGTCACGGCATCCGGCAGCGACAGCCGGAGATTGCCCGTGGCGGATCCAGTCACCGAGGAGACGGTGACGTCCGCGGTAAAGGTGCTCACACATCCGATGGTGGTGTGTCGGGCCGTGTTGGTGGTGATGCTGAATGTGCGGCCACCGCCGGAGTCGGTCAGCGTCGGCACCCAGGTCGTCGGTGTCACCAGCGGCAGGGCGGCATACAGCTCGGTAAAGTTGTCGTTTATCTTCTCGCCGGCGCCGCGGAGGGTGTCCCCGGTGTTGTCGTTGGCGATGGTGCCGATGTTGATCGTTTGCTGGGCCATAGTTTTATTTCTTGGGTAGGACGTACCATCCGGCCGGAAGAGTTACCCGGGATGGCCCGACCAGCTTCTTGTCGGCATCGAAAGCATAGACGCTGGCCTTCACCGGCTTGGCCAGCATCACCGGATCACCGGAAGGGACCAGGACCACCTTGGTCATCTGGCAGCCCAGGCAGATCGACAACACGGCCAGCCAGATCGCTCTTGAGGGCCTCGGGAGCTTTACCATGTTGCACATCGGTAGGTGGTGTTTCTCGGAACCAGTCGAGCAGAGCCTTGAGGATCTGGTAGACCCAGTTCACGGCTTGGTTTCGATCACCAGAGGCTTCTCGGTGGCGTCCTTAGCCCAGATCAGTCCAATGCCAGCGGTCACCGCGGCGATGGTCGAGGCGATGTCAACGTTGGTGCTGGGGTCACCGTCGAAGGCAGCCCGAATGGCACCACCGACAGCGACAAGAATGGCACCTACACCGGCGAGAGTTGTTTTCGTGTTTTTCATTTAGAGCGGAATAATCGATATGCGCCGTAGATGGCGCAAACTAAGCCAACCACGGCTGTGATAAGCCTTACCCAGTCGGTCAGCACTGGGATAAACGAAACAGCGGTGGCACCTGCCGCTGCTGCTAGGCTGAGTCCAGGGCTGGCACTACCGTTGTTCGTTGGTTCCATTACTCGGGCTTGGGTTGAGACGCCTTGTAAGCCTCCACAATCGCCGGAGTCCACAACGCATTAGCGATATTCACAACCTCAGTCGGCTGACCAGTAAGGTCGTCACCGGGGTTGAGCGTGTACTGCGAGGTAATCTCAGAACCCACAATCGAACCGCTGTTGTCGTAATCAACGCCGGTCGTCACGAACAGCGAGTTGTTCTGATTGCACTGCACTGCGACGATATTGACTGGTACGATCATTGGATGGTGGGGCTAGGGGTTTGAGCGGCAGCGTAGGCTGCGACAGCGGCAGGAGTCCAGACAGCGTTGGCAATCGCGACAACCTGCTCGGGCTGACCAGTAAGGTCTGAGCCGGGATGCAAGCAGTAGCGGCGGAATGTGGAAGCCTTCACAGCTTCGCCATCGACAATCTGGTCGGATAGCCGAACCTGAAGCGTCGTGTTGGGAAGAACCTCGCAAAGCGAGAAGATAGTGCGTTCTGTTAGCATAGGATTAGACAGTGTAAGATCCTGAAAACATAATATCTCCGGCAGTATCAATTCCAACCGCACCTGCTGTGCCGCCTCCAACAGGATATTGATAAAATGCGATTGATGTCTGTCCTTCCGCCACAAACGCAGTTGCAACGTTTGAAGCAGTTAGAGTAATATTATTAAAAAACCCGATTGAAACTGAAGATTGCGAGTTAGTTACGCTTGATGATGTAAATGGAAGCCCATCTACAATCATATTTCCGGTTCCAGTATGAGCAGTCCATGCAACACGAAGTTGAAAGTGAACAATCCTTCCAACTTTCGTGTATCTACCAACTGCATATGTGTATGTTCCAGAACCAGCCGTGGTTGCACCAGAAATGATCGGCGTAAACGTCCCCTCCTCGTAATCATCCAGACAATTCGCATCGGACGAAGCGACTTGTACGGCGGGGAATGTGACGCCGACGCCGTTGGCGGCAGCGGTTCCACCTTTTAGAACAAGATTGGCGGTAGTGTTCAGGCGCATTCCTTCGGTGTTATTAACACCAAACACAAGCGCGCCATTGTAGAAATTGTTTAAGAAGGTTTCGTCAGTTGTGTTGTTACCTTGAATTAAAAAGCCATTTGAGTTTGCAGAAGCAGTGCGAATACGCGCAATTGTCTGAAAACCAGCAGCACCAGTTCCTGCAAAATCAGCGGCAATTCCAGTTGTGGCTATGACTTGAAAAGTGTTTGCCGGTGTCGCCGTACCAATACC